CGTGGTGGTGAGATGAAATATACCGAGAAAGATCAGTTGCGTGAAAAGCTGGTGGAACTCGAAGCCACCATCGCAGCACAAGCCCAGCAGATCGTGGAGCAGCAGGCGAGGATTGAGCGATACCGTTCAGCCGTATTCAAAATGGCTACAACACCTGCTGATACCTATGTGGATGATACAGCGTGGGCTGCATCTCTTTATCGAGCTGTAGGAAGTCTCTACAACATGGAGTACGACAACCTTCCAGCCCTCGCCGCCCACGATGCCAAGAAGCGGAAGGAAGTGCTGGAGGAAGCGGCAAAGCGAATAGACGGTTCTGCTGTTTGCCGGTGCGCATACCATATCAGAAGCATGGCGCAGGAAGGAGAATAGAAGATGTTTTTTACAGTATCGAAAGGTATTAAGGACTTCTGCGAGCATGGCTTCTGCCATCGTTACAAAATCGTTCCTGGCTTTTAACATCCAATCGTGAACATCATCCAATGAATCCAATCCACTTTCTTTCATGAATTCAAACTTCTTCGAATTGCTCATCAATTCACCACGCTTTAATTCATTGCGAAGAACCTCATGCCAGCCGTCAGGGATGCGAGGTGCGGACCGGTAAAGTGGGAACACATCCTTATCGTCTTTGTATTGTGGAGACACCTGTTCAACTTGGTTAATCTGATCTCCAGCGGATATGGATTCCACAAAATACCCGACTTGCTCGCCTTGGGCTTCCAGTTCTTTGATGCGTTCTGCCAGCACTCCAACAGCTTCATGCAGTTCATACTGTGCATCTGTATTTTTAAGTTCTGGGATATGGTTCCAACAGTGTTTTTCATCTGCTGCATATAAGGCATTCTCCAGTTCCAGTTCCGCGATACGCTGGCGGAGTTGGGTGATTTCGGCATCCTTGTCCAATTGCAACGGTTCGTTGAGCAATGGTTTAGTCCACTTGCACGAACATAATGGGCCAGCGTAGCCAACAACCATATTGGAAGGAAAAATTGCCCCTCCACAGTATTCGCATATCCTGTTCATTTCATCCTCCCAATTTCAGCAGCAAGCCTTGTTCCAGCGGCACGTCGAGCGGCTTGTTTGTGGTGTGATCGAGCGCGCCGACGCTGACATAGGTTGCCGAGGTAAGACTGTTGTGCGCCGTCGATGAAGGTGTTGCGGCTTTGGTGCCAACGATTGAGGTGACAGTAGCCATATCAGCGGCCCTCCATTGCGGCGGAAACCATCTGCGAGGTGATTACGTCCGGAACCACGGCCAACACCTTGATTGCGTCCGCGTCGTCCGGTGACAGGATGCCCGCCTCTGCCATGCCGTCGAGTTGCGCGCGGGTTGATGCCAGCGACACGTCCAGTTCGCCCTTGTCGAGCAAGTGCATGGCCCATTTGATGACGCTGTTTTGCGCGCTGAGTGCGCTGAGTGTATCGAGCAGCGCCGCGCCGCCTTCCGGGCCAATGGCTTCTAGCACCGCGCCGATACCAATCATGCGCGTTTCTAGACGGGTGCGGCCCACGGACAGCGCATCGGCAAGCGCGCCGTGGTCGCCCAAGGGTAGCCCAAGGGCGATGATTTCATCGTAAAGGCTCATTCACCCAACTCAGCGTTAAATGGTTCTTCGAATGTGGCGCTGGCCGCGCAATGGCCCCGCCCGAATATGCCGTCGATCCATGCCGCGCCAATGACGCCCCACCGCTTGCCCCGCGCCGCCGCCCAGCCCATCAGGCCGGAGATTGACCGGCGCGGGTTGGGTTTGAGAACGGCGAACGCGATGTAGATAGGCGAGGTGATGAACGTCAGCACAAACAGGTCAACCGCCAGCGCCAGTGCGATCAGGCAAACGATGGTGCGGTTGAGCAGGTGGCGCATCGATCAATGCCCGTAAGTGGCGGAGGAAAGCGTCCAGGCGGTTATGGCCACGGGTTGTCCCGATGTCGTTGGCCCAACCGTAATATCGCAGCCCGATACGCCCGCGCTGAAATCAATCACGCCGTTTGTGGACCCATCGCCCGCCGAAGTGCAAACGCGCGCCCATGTCGCCTGATTGCTGGACGAGGCGTTGACGTTTGACGGCAGCGTTGGCGACAGCACCGATGGCAGCGCCGTGGTCGCGCCCGCTGCAAACGGGGTGCCGAGCGTAAACGGTCCCGCCACCAGCGTCAGGGCATGGGTGGTGCCCGGTCCCGCTGGCTGTGTCCCGGTAAACAGGTACAGCTTGCCGCCGTTGCCCACCGCCGTGGTGATTGCGTCCATGCGGGCTTTCTCAAGCGCGGCGGAATAGTTCAGTTTGCTTGCCATATTATTGCTCCGTCAATGCGCTACAGGCTGGCGCGTGTGGTGGTGTTGGGGATGTCATCACTCTGATTGTCGGGCCGCGCATTGGGCAGCGGGACGCCCTCAGGCTTGACGTGAGGCGGGGAATATTGTGGCGGCTTGGGATCGTAGTCCTTGGTGCAAACCATCAGGCCATCCCACGCCTTACGCAGTTGGCGCAGGGGGAATTCGAAGCCACACCGATCACAACAAGCCTTAGCGCCGCCTGAGATATACATGGGCGGCATCCTTTGAATGGGGTTGCCCCGCCTTTATGAGGCGCGGGGCGTTCCTTTAGTCTATGGGCTTATCAAGCGCCCGCGCTGCCGTAGATGCCCCGGAAATCACCCCAACCGGGGATATAGCGTTCCGTGGCCTTGGCTTTGGCGTTCTCGGTGTCGAAGTCGTTGTCCTGCTTGAACTCCATCGCGCGCCGCTGGAATGACAGCAGCCCGTAAGGCAGATCGGTGGTCAGGAACCATGCGTCGGTGTCGGTCAGATACGGGTCCATCACGATCTGATCGACCACGCCCCGGACCTTCAACGCGTTGACGTTGTTGGTGCTGGTGGAGTCGGTCTTGGCCCCGCTCTGGAGATCGCTCTCCAGAATACGCATGGCATTAGCCCATTCGCTCGGGTGGATAATCAGCGTCTTGGGTTTGGCCCCGACGACAATCCCGCGCGCATTGGCCATTGTCATGATTGCAGTTGCCGCGCTTTCCAGCGCCACTTCCGACAAATCCGCCGCCGTCAGCAGGTTCGATTGGTTGCCCGAGGCGGTTGGGTGCGAAGCCGAAAACAGCGCCACCCCATCACCGCCAAGGTACGAACCGGAGAACCCGCGATTGAGGATGTTCGCGTGAACGATGCACTTGGTGGCATTCATCGATCGCGCCAGTTCTGCCGAGCGCCGTTCGGACAGGCTCTTGTACTGGTTATCCTCCAGCGCCTCACGCGTCACGATATAGCCGAGGCCATAAGTGACGTTGGTAAAACGCGTCTTGTAGCCTTCGCCGTCCGTATCGTACTGGATCGACGCGCCTTCCGCCTTGGCCGCAGCCAGACCAAATCCGGTGACTTCGGCGATTTCTTCATACGCCTTGTCGCTGGTTTCCATCTGGAAATAGCTTTCGAACGGCTTCGGCAGTTCTTTGTATTTGTTACCGAACCAAGCATAAATGCCGGGCCAAAGCGAAGACGGGTGAGTTGAACGAGAAATAGGCATAATCCGTCTCCCTAATTAAACGCCGGTTGTACCGGCATCGGGTGATTCAGTGGCTTCGATCAGGCCAACCATCCAAACGGTGGAAGTGGTACCAATCGTGTTGTTCACGCGCTGGCCTTGGCCAATAACGCGAACGCCTGCGGTTGTTGTCGCTGCGGTCGAACTGTCGAGCATGTAGCCCGAAAGTTTGGTGTAGGTGCTGCCGGTGCCTGCAACCAGATCGACGTTATTGCCGATATTGGTGACAGCCAGAAAGCCGCCTACGCCATCCTCGTTCGCTTCGAAAAGCAAAGCTGGATCGTCCGCGACAAGGACGTTATCAAGCGTCGAGGCAGGGCGATAACCCAACCGCAGGCCGGTGTCCGTGGTAACGCCGGGGACAGGCGCAAAGCCGACCACAACGCCTGTGATGCGCGCGCCAGCGGCGGAGCGCGTCACAGTAGAAACGCCATCCGCATCACCGGAACCGGCGATAATCACCGGGTCGCCAATGAAGAGGGCAGTACCGTCCGAGGCGGGAACACTGTACATGTTCGCAGCCCCATTATAAGGTGCGCCGCTTTTGTAGCGCACCGGGCGAAGTCCAAATGGCATGATTGCCTCCGTTATATTTTGTTGCCTGGAACCGAGTACACCTCGGCCCCTTGTTCAACGGCTTGCGCCGCATCGGGACGGGAAAGTTGGGCGTTGACGGTATCGTCGATGCGCGCCAGCTTTTTGGCGCGATCCTCGGCCATGAAGCGCTTTGGCTTCATCAAGAGGTATTGTTTCATCGCTTGCCCCGCGCGGCCAATCCCGCCGTGGATAGGGTCGAGATCGGGAACCTTGTCCCAATCGTCGTTCTGGGTGAGTTGCTGTATCCGGCCCTCGTCGTCGCGGCCCCAGCGGAATTCCATATCCGGGTGGGCTTTGATGACGCTGGCAGGAATGGCCAACTTCACACTGGTTCCGCCAGTTCTGCGGCGGCGCTCGGTTTTCGTCGTTTCGTCCCTGCTTGGACGGCCCGGACGGCGGGATTCCTGTTCGGCGATCATTATACGCCTCCTTGGTCATAATAGATTTTGGCGTATTCCTCGCGGCTGCACACTTTCCGGTTCTCGTATTCGATAGCGGCTTTTTGCACATCGGCGGGGAGCGAGGTGAAACCCTTCTTGACCTGCGGCGCACCACCGCGCGGGCCGGGGCGGTTCAGGTCCGGGCCTTTCTGCGGAGTTGGTGCCACGGGGAACAGGTCGGGAAACAGTTGCTTGGCTTCACGTTCGACAATCGAAACCTGCCGCGCCGCGCCCAAACCTTGCGCGCTCAATTCGCCCGCGCGGTTGATTGCCCAGCGGGTGGCCTCGTCGTCCGAGTTGAACCACTTGTTACGCGCCGCGAAGTCCTGAACTTCGGGATCGAGTGGCACGGGGACATGGAGTGTTTCCAGCTTCCTGTCCGCGCGGTTGAACGCGTCAGCATCGCCAATCTCGAAGGCTTCCTGCTTTTCGGCCAAAACCCTTTCGCGCTCGGTGCGAATTGCCTGCTCAGCAATCGTCGCGCTGGTCCGGGCCATGTGCGAGACTTGCTCTTCAAGCCCCTTCAATTTGCCCGACAGGTTGCGGTTGACATCAACCGTGCGCCGCATGAATTCATCGGACGGCTTCCACTTGTCGGGGTCGCCCTTCCATTGTTCCTGCGGCTTCCATCCCATTTCGCTTGCAAGGTCATCGACCGAAACGGGCTGAACTTCTGCCTCCTCTACAGGAGCCTCTACCAGCGCTTCCACGCCTTCTTCCTGCCCTGCCTGCGCAAGGTTGTCGTCGTCATCCATTGTGGAGTTTCCTAGCCCTCTAGCGGGCCGCTAATTCCCGACTGCCGGGAAAACTGGTTATTTGTACGCCGCCGTGAAATGCAGTTCGGTCGACGTGCCTGCGGTGGTCGGGATGGCAATGTCATCGGTTGTGTACGCCCACGAAATGCCAGTCGCGAAGGCAATGCCGAGGTTGCTCAGATTGATGTCACGCACCGATGCCCCCAACAGCGGAATAGTCATCACCGGGGTATCGGTCGAAAGTGTCGGCGCGGTGGCCTTGTTGTACAGGTGCAGATAGCGCGCCGCCGCGTTCACATTGTACGCGGTCAGGGTGTAAACCTGCCCTGCCGACGCCTTGATGACGCCAGACGTGCCGGTGACGACACGCGACAGGCTCAAACCGCCCGATGTCGCTGGCTTGGTGACGACAAACGCGCCCGTGGCATCGCCCAGCGCCGAGCCATCGGACGCCACCTGTTGCACAGCCTGCACATAGGCCGCATGGCCATCCGAGGCTGACAGTCTGGTGCCAATAAAGGCATCATTCTTGGTAAAGCGATCAGCAGCCATCGAAAATACCCTTCAGTTCTTCGTCCTTGATGACGCGGTATTTGCGCTTGTCCGCGCCTTCGAATTCGGTCCCGGCATAACGCTGGAACAGGACCACATCGCCCGGAACCGGCGGTTTTGCCAAACCCCAGTCGCCGCCCTGAAACGCCATTGGCGAGACGGCGATAACCCGCCCGCGCTCGCTGGCCCCGTCCTCGCGGTCCTTGTGCGCGCTGGGCAGGATAATGCCGCCCGCCGTGCGCTCTTCCAGCACGTCCAGCGCCACCAACAGGCCGTAATGCGTTGGCTTCAAGCCGGGGTTGCACTCTTCAAGCTTCGGAATCATCTATTGCCTTCCAGTCTTCAAATGACGAATGCGGCAGGGCTAGATAACAATCCGCCCGAACCCGCGCCTCGTTGAAAATCGCCGGATCAAGCTGGCCCTCTTGCCATGCCAGATCAGCCCATTTGGCCTTTTGCCCGTTCGCCGCCTTCACACATTGCGCGAAAATCCATTCGGTGACGGGGTGGCCCATCCAGTCCTTGAACTCGTCAGGCTGCGGCTGCATGACCGGCCATCAATGCGTCGAGTTGCTGCTGCTGCGTGTCCATATGCACCGTCGCCATGATCGCTTGTGCCTCGGCTACGGCCTTGTCGGTCTTGGCCTTGGTTTCATCGACCTTGGCCGCTTCCCCCGCCAGTTTGATCTCGCCCGCCTTGGCCAGCATCGGATCAGGGCCGCGCTCGGGCAGCAACTTGTCGATGTCGTCAATGCCCGCCGCATCATACGCCCGGCGCAGAGCCTCGCGGACATCACCGCCCGCCGCCTGCAAGGTTTCAACCGTCCCCAGCACAAATTGCGCCCGCGACAGGCGCTGCATCTGAGTCACGCTGTTCGGGTCCGAAACCGGGCGAATATCCATGTTCGCGCCATTGAAGTCGGCTGCAAAATCGGCCTGCGGATCATCGAGCAATTCCGCGTAGTCCTTGGCGGTTTCTTCCGTGCCGAACTTGCCGATATTCTCATACAGCAGCGTGAATTCCGCCTTTAACCCGCGATATACGCGCTTGTAGATCGCGGTGAACACCTGCAACCCCTGTTCGATCATCGCCAGCGTGGTGCCCACTTGGCCGGTGTTCGACGCATCGCCCGACAGCACATCCTTGATTGACGCGATGTCTTTGGCCGCGCCCAAGATCAGGTCCAGCAACTGGAACATCACCGGGGAAACGGTCGGGAATGTCCGCTCGACAATGCCCTCGCGCAATGCCGCGCCGCTAACCGCCACCGTCTTGTATTCGCCCGGTTGCCATTTCAAGGCCGATGACTGCCCCGCGCCCTGTATCCGCAAGCCCGAGGCGATGAACCCGCCGCCCGCCGTCGCAGCATGGCTGGCGTCAAGCATCTGGTTGACAATCGTATTGATGACTTCGCTGTACTGCTCCAGCATGTGCGCCAGCCCGACGTTGTAGAACTTACCTTCGGGATGCGGCAGGAATTCGTATTTCACATAAAACCGGCGGCGCGTGATATAGGCCACCCGGTCCTTGGCGATCTTGACATCATCCGCCGTAAAATCAGGCACGACACGCAGGATATGGCGGTCCTTGTGATCGACCGTCACCACGTAAGGCTCGGGCATCCCGTCGCCGTCGAGGTCGTAATGGCACTGCTGTTCGATCAACAGACGCGGGGCCTTGTCGTCCTGGGCAATATCCATGTCCCGGTAACGCCCGGTCGCAATGTCGCGCTTGATCTGGTGCGGGTACACCCCGTCAATCCGCTCGGTGATCTGCGGCGCATCCTCCAGCGTCCGCGCATCGTTATGCACCACCAGATTGATCGCGGGCACAAATACCGAATGCTGCTTGCCCTCGGACGACCACACCTTGCGGAACGCGCAGCCGATGGCCGCCAACTGGAATATCAGCGCGTCGGTGTCGCCTTCCCAATTGTCCATGCCATAGAACAGGCATGAATTCATGTAATCGCGCACCCGGCCCGCGCGCTTTGCCTTGGCTCCCGGCTCGCGATCCCACATCGGTTCGGGCTGCATGTCGGGTGGCACCGGCATTGGCCCTTGCGGGGTGATTGCTACCGGGCCTTGCGGGGTTATGACAATCGGAATGCCCTTGATCTGCATCAGGGGTTGACCGTTCGGGCCTTGCTTGGGCAGTCCCTTGTCCGCGCCCACCACCTTGACCGCGACCGCCTCGTCACCCTTGACGATGGCTGGATAGGCGCGCGCGTTGAACTGCATCACCGCATAGGGCAGCAGCGGGTAATGGACGTTGGAAGCCTTGGCCCACGGATAGTCCTTGGTGCCGAAATCGCACTTGGCCATGTCAGCCAGCGCCTTCTCCGCCACCTTCTGCCAGTCCTCGCGGCTCGCCAGATCGCGGTCGTAGTTGTCGCACACTTCTTGGCCAAGCCGCGCCAACTGATCATCGCTCAGTAGTTCAGAAATGTCGGCATCCATCTCGGACGCCTTGAGCAGAAACGCCACCGCCGACAATGCGTCGGTCGGGGCCTCAATAGCCGGTTGTGCTGGATCGTCCATGCGGCTCAGTTCCCCAGCTATCTTCGGTATTGGCGGCAATCGGGATGGCAAAAGTCAGTGCCGAGGCATCGCCCAAATCCGGGCTGAACCCGAACCGTGCGCGAATGCTGTCCTTTGGCTCGATTACCAGCTCGTTGTTCGATTTGTAGCGCGTCTGGCCCTTGCCCCATGCGGGCGCGGCCAGATCGGCGTGTAGTTCGTCAAGGTCCGGGATTTGCACCTCGCCTTGCAGCCAGTCGCGCATCACGTCCCACATTTCCGCGCGGCGGTTCTCGTACAGTTCGTCGCCGGTTGGCCCGACCCCAATCGGATTGGAGCCAAAGTTGACCGCGTTGACGATATGTCCGTAACCCAGTTCGAGCAGCCTATCGACCACCCCGGCACCCAGCCCGCCGACATCGACATTGACCGCCGCCGGGTTGAATTTCTTGATGATCCCGACCACGTGGCCAACAATCGTCATGGTGTCGTCAAAGTCCCACGTCGCGCAGACATTGTGCCCCAGTTTGCGCCCGATGCGGTCAATCACCCCGGTCTTGTCGCCGCCACCACGCGCCGGATCGACGCCGATGATAATTGCGCCTTGCGGGATAACCTTGCGCACCCGCGCCATCGCAATGTTCGCCGAAGGGATGAAACTGTTGCCCGCCGTCTGAAACGCCTCGTCCGCGTTGCTCGGGTATTCCTGCTTGAACTTCCAGCACGGCTCGTCATCGGCTTGACCCGTTGCCGTCGCCATGTCGCGGTTCTTGAGGTACGCCCAGTAGAGTTGATCGCGCGTCAGCCGGTTGGCCGTCTGGTAATCGCTCCACTTGCCCGGCTCCTGCCAATCGTCATGGCAGGGGGTGGTGTAGCCATCATCCCAAAACCACGGCATAAACACCGCGATATCCTCGCTCGCGCCGCGTTCCGCCGCCTTGTATCGCCGCTGGTAGACGTTGCCGATCCCGTTGGCCGTCGATTCAAATATACGCTCAGTGCCGTCAATATCAGCAATGGCCTGCAACAGCCCCGCCGTATGCTCTTCAGCATTGGGCCAGAAACCGACTTCGGACCCGTGAAACAACTGGATCGTAGCCGAGCGCCCGACTTCCTTGGTCCCCGCCGTTGCCACCGCGTAGGAGCATTCCCGCCCCGCGAAGTTCAACTCCTTGGCGTTCGACGCGCCGGTATCATGCTTAGCCCAGTCCGGCACCAGTTCATGATAACGCTTGGTCATCTTAAACAGGTTGTCGGTCGCCGCCTGCTCATGCGTCAAGATAAACGCGTTCAGGCCCTTGCCGCCCCATAACCGCCAGTAGAACCGGCCTTGAATATAGGTCGAGCAGCCCATTTGCCGCCCCTTGAGGACGATGGCGCGGACCTTGCCGGTCTTGCGCCGCTGTTCTTCCAATTGCTCGTGCAGCCGCTTCTGTGCCCGGTTCAGCGCGAACGGGACGATATGCCCGGACTTGATGCGGATGCGCAGGCAGTGCTTGGCGAAATACTCGAAGTCATCGCGCAGCCGCCGCAACTTGGCTTGGTCAAACTCAGCCATCCAGCGTGTCCAGCGCCGCGCCAAGGTTCAGCGTGTGTTCTTGCGCGAACCGCTCCTTGAACGCCTGCACGTCGATATGCTTGCCGATCAGGTCCAGCGTTTGACGTTCGTTGGTGCGGTCGTTCTCAGTCTTGCATCGGCTATGTAGGTCCACCGCATTGCGCAACACCCATTCCGCGTCGATCTCCAGCTTAGCCGCGCGCTTAGCCATTTCATCCGAGATAGCGGCGCAGATGTCGTCTCGTGCCATAAGCTGCGCGGCATAGACATTCGGATGCATGTAACCAGCACGGGAAGCTGCGGCGGTGGCGTTCAGGTCAATCAGATACTCTTTGACAAACTCGGCCTGTTTCGGAGTCATGGCGCTATGGCCTCAATCTGGTTCAGCCGCCGTCAGTATCAGGTCGGGCGGCGCGGAAACGGCCATAATCAGGTCCGCCAGTTCGTTTTGTATCTGGTCGGTCTTGTATTTGATCTGCCCGTGGCGGCGCTTGGCTTCGGCAAGGCGCAAATCATATGCAACGACGTGCGCCTCTGCGTCTTCCACGTCCTGCAATGCAGCGTGTTCGGTCGCGCGCCATACCGTGAGATTGTCGATAAGGATGGCTATGGGCGCGATGTCCATACATCACCCTTCCGTTTACCTTCCCACGCGATCAGTGCCGCAAGCTGTCCCGGGAGGCTCTGAGCCATCTATGCTTGGCTGCGGGTGACGATGGGAAGTTAGCGCGGCAGGATTGGTGGCTGCGCGCCAAATGCAAAAAGGTGGCCCGCCGCATACGCAGAGAGCCACCGTCATTTACGGACAATCCGGGATTTGCAGGCAATTGTCAAGCGGCAATCGGTTTCGGCAATTTGTTGCCCGCCACCACATCGAGCGCGCGCATCGCCTTGGCCAGTTTCTGCACCGCCGCAATGTCGGGCGTCTTGCCGTGGCGTTTGGCCCATATAAGTTGCTCAAGCCAATCCGGGCCGTGGTCGGGGTTGATGTCGAGAACAAGCTGGTCAAACACGCGGCGGGTCATGCGTGACGCGTCCATGCGGTCCACGGCAGACAGCGTTTCGTTCAGCCGCCGTTCGCGGTCGATCTTGCGCTGGCGTTCATCCTGATCCATCGGTTCGGGCGCGCTCCCCCCGCCGGTTTGATCGCCCAGGCATGACTTTTCAACGCCGACGCCGAACATCGGCCAATATGCCCGGAATATTGCCCGCGCCGCATTGCGCAGGTTCAGGCCGTCCTCGCCCAGCAGTCCCGCGACATACGCGCGGCCAATCGCGTCCGCGCCATCAGAACCGTAAACGCTCTGCTTGTCGCGCGCCCAGTCGGTGCCGTGATCGTACAGGATCACCACCTTGCCCTTGCGCGACAGCCTGCCGTTGGGTTCCCGTTTGCCCGACTTCGCTTTACGTCCTGCCCGTGCCATCAAATGTCCCCTAAAATCGCTTTTAAGCCCGTGGAGGGCGTGAACTAAGATTTACCAACCCAACTGCCGCCCCATCACTTCCCCCCATCCATGAAATTATGCCGCCACCGCGCAGCCATGAACTTCGCCAGTTCTGTTTTTGTAGCCGGGTCAACATCCATGCCGTGAACCAGAATGTGTTCCAGCACCGCGCCGCATTCGCGTTCATATCGACACGCCGCGCGGAATGCATCTACCTCGCTGCGAAGTGCATCGGTCAGTTCCAGATATAACAGCCCGGCAGACTCGCTAAATCCGCCAAGCGTGTTCAGTTGCAAGTTGGAATAGTTTCCCATCACTTCCCCCTCATCCCGAGCCAAGCCCGCGCGTATGTGTTGTTCAGGTAGGGCGGCGTGTCGGTCGACCACCACGTGCTTTCGTTTGTCATGAAATGCCCCTGTGTGTTGTTCTGGTAATACACCGCCCTAGCGGCCCCTGCAATGCGTTGACCCTGTGACCCTAGCCCTTAAGGGGCTAGGGGTCAGGGAGGGTCAAAAAACGCCTTGTTTTGCCCCTTTTTGACCCTGACCCTTTTTTTGACCCTAGGGTCATTTAGGGTCAACAATTCTTCCGCATAATCATGGCGCTGGAATGGACCTGATCGACCATGATCCAGCCGTGTTCGAGAGGGGCAATCACCTCAGCCAAAGTGAGTGCCCCAATCAGTTTGTCGGTGTACGACGGGTTGGTCATATTGCGGATTGTGCGCTCCGCCATGCCGTCGGCGGACAGTGCGTCCTTAAGCGCCGAACGGGACAGGTAGGGAGCGCCGTCGCGGTCTTCAGCACCCGACGCCCACCAAGCGCGTTCCCATTGCTTGCGGTGCCCTTCGACCTTGGATTCCTTGGCGCGCGGTGACGGGCCTTCCGAGGCGACGACTACCGCGCTGGTGACTTGCTCGCCGTCGTCATCGAGCCAACCGGGGATAGGGACGCTAACGAGGTTAGCATAGACCGGCTGGGCCATTTCGGAATCCTTGGCCTTGCGCTGCACGATCTCCATTGGCCTGCCCTCTTTTGCCGGGACGATGCTGATTTCGATCTCTAAAGCGCCTTTCCATGCCGATGAGCCGCGCGCGCGGTGCTGAGCCTCGTCTGATACGCCAGTATGATGGACCAGCAGCACCGAGCAATTGAACTCGGCCATAATGCCCGCGCAGGCGTCAAGCATAGTCTTAGTGTCCATTGCCGAGTTCTCATCGCCCGCAAGGAAGCGGTGCAGGGTATCGACCACGATCAGGCAAGGGACGGAGGGCAGGGCGCGGATGTTGTCAACGACGCGGCGATAGCCTTCCGGGGTATTGAGGTCGCAGCCGTCCCGCGATAGCCACATGGATAGAGGGCCGGGGCGATTATGCTCACGCCATACGGCAACGCGCCCACGCAAGCCGTGATGGCCTTCGCCCGCCAGATATACGACCGAGCCGGGGCGGGTGCGGTTGCCGTGCCATTCGGGTAGACCGGCGGCGATGGACAGGCACCAATCAAGGACGACAAAGGTTTTTCCGCCGCCGCTGGGGCCGTGGACCATAATTAAGGCTTGGTCTTGCAGCCAATGCTTGACCAGCCAGCGGATAGGCGCGGGGGACTGGGCGAAGTCATCGGCGGGGATCAGCCAATCCGAGACGGGCGGTTGGAGGAGCGCCATTAGATTGCCCCCAGCTTGCGCGTAATCGTTGACATCCCCCAACGTGGGCGGGAGTATAAACCGCGCGCCGGTTTTGACGGAGGCTTGCTCCGCGTAACGCTGGCCGGTCCCGCTGTCGTCATTGTCCGCGACGATGACAATATCCTGTGCCGCGCCGTAACGCTCCCGCATGGCGGTGGCGGCAGCTGGTAGGTTGCTTGCACTGTAAGCGACCACGCAAGGGCGGTTGGTGCATTCGTGGATAGTTGCGGCGGTGGCGAAGCCCTCGGCGATGTAGAGGATGCCGGGATCGTCCATTGTGCCGACGATCCACATACTCCCCGACGCCTGCCCACCGGCCTGGAATAGTTTACCGCCCTTGTCGTCGATGTACTGGAGCGAGGTAAGCGCCCCGGCGTCGTTGTAGAGCGGGATAACCAAGCGTCCATCGCCGGTAACGCGCGCGCCATTGGTCTGAATGCCCTTGCGCATAAGATAGGGATGCGCCGGGTCTGCGGCGGTGCAGTCGACCCATATTTTCCCCACCGTATCGGCGGCGACCTCCCGGCCCTTCGCCACCTCGGCATCGCGTAGCTTGCGGGCCTCGGCCATGCGGCGGCTGTTCGCCATTTCCTCGGCGGTCGATAGGACGCGGCCAATATCCGCGCGCCACGCCACTTCAACGCCAGCGCGCCAGCAACCAAACCGGCCCGCTGCGATGCCATCGCCAAACGCTATATACCAGCCGGTCTTGTCACCCTTGCCCGGCTCGCCTTTCAAGCCACTGGCAAAGCGGTGCAGCTTGCCGTCTAGATGTATGATTGGCGGGGTTAACCCCATTGCTTCCATTGCAGAACGTAGTTGTAATTCTGGTGGTTCTTGTGCGACTGCTGCCGGTGGGGACCACGGTCCCCCCAGCACATTGGTTAAATCCATTAATGCCCCCGAATGTACGACTCTAATTTTCTAGATAGTCTGACAGCTTCTTCAGAATTGCATAGGTGGGGTTGACATTTGCCCCCGAGCGTATTGCATAGATCGTGTTGCGGTGGATTCCGGTTCGCTCCGCCACCTTATCAATGTTGCGGTCGGCAAGCGCCTCCCGTATTTTCTCTAAATCCATCAATTTGTTTCCCCGTTCACAATAGGGGGTTTACACGTTACCAATACGGCTGTAAACCCTTGGACACGCACTAACCGGATATTCCGAACGGTGCTGAACGGAGACTAGCAATGGCAATCAATATCAAGCGGACGGGTGCGCTTGCGGTCAACGGCGTCAAGCTGTTGGTCTACGGCCCAGCCGGGGCCGGTAAAACTTCCTTGATCCGAACGCTGCCCAATCCGATTGTGCTTTCGGCTGAGGCGGGACTGCTGTCTTTGGCGGGCGATGACCTGCCGTTTATCGAGGTCAATACGATGGCCGACTTGATGGAAGCCTACGCATGGCTGACCGACAGCGCTGAGGGACAGGGCTTCGACAGCGTGGCGCTGGATTCGATCTCCGAGATCGCCGAGGTGGTGCTGAACTACGAGAAGAAGGCCACAAAAGACCCCCGCGCCGCGTATGGTGCGATGCAGGAACAAATGGCCGATCTGGTCCGCGCCTTCCGCGATCTCCCCGGCAAGCATGTTTACATGTCGGCCAAGCTGGAGAAGTCATCGGATGAAATGGGGCGGCTGCTCTATAATCCGGCGATGCCCGGTAAGATGATGACGCAGCAGATACCTTACTTCTTTGATGAGGTATTTGCCCTGCGTGTCGAAAAGGATGGCGACGGCGTAACCCAGCGCGCGCTAATGTGTGACAGCGACGGGCTATGGCTCGCCAAGGACCGCAGCGGGCGCATGGAGCCTTGGGAAGCCCCTGACTTGGGCGCGGTCATCCGCAAGATCGGCGGTGAAGCATGACCGACCTCGCCACCCTCGCCGATGAATGGCTGACCGCCAAATATGAGGAGGGCTTGGCCGTCGCGCGCCGCCGTGAACTGGAGGACAAAATGCGTTCGCTGATCGGCGTGTCGGATTCCCTCGAAGGCACTGAGACGGCCACGCCGGGGCATTACGTCATTAAAGTCACGGGGCGCATCGATCGCAAGGTCGATTCCGACAAGTTGCAGGAACTCGCCAACGAGGCCGGTCTGTCCGCGCACCTTTCAAGTCTTTTCCGGTGGAAGCCGGAGATCAACCTCGCCGTATGGAAGGCCACCGCGCCCGAAATTACTACCGCACTTGCCCCGGCTATTACGGCCAAGCCGGGACGCCCCTCGTTCCAGATAATTGTGAAGGATTGAATATGGCTAATCTAGGTGAAGCATTCTCGACCGACGACCTCCCGCAGGGGCAGGGCTACGACCTCCTGCCCGATGGCTGGTATTTCGTCACCATCGCCAAGGCGGTCTTGAACAATACCAAGGCAGGCAACGGCCAGAAGATTGACCTGCGGCTCGACATCACCGGCCCGACGCATCAGGGGCGAGTGCTGTTCGCGGCGCTCAATATCCGCAACCCCAGCCAGAAGGCCGAGGAAATCGGACGCCAGCAGTTGGGCGAAGTCATGCGCGCCATCGGCTTAGCGAAGGTCGAAGATACCGACCAGCTCATCGGCGGTTCGTTGCAGGTCAAGGTCAAGACCAAGCCCGCCGAGAACGGTTACGAGGCGCGTAACGAGGTGTCTGGTTACAAGGCCGTGGCTGGGTCCGTGCCTCCGGTCGCGGCTGCGAAGGCGACGACGCCCACCACCACCAGCGCCGCGCCGCCGTGGGCCAAGAAGTAAACCTACCGGGGGCGCTTCGGCGTCCCCACCTTTTACGGAGCGCGCTTGTGTCTAAGATTCCTGAACCCGCCGTCACTATCACCAGCTTGATCGACGCTCACCATGCGGCGCGTGAGGAGCAGCCCCGGCCCCACCTTGGCGCTTCGCAGTTGGGCGAGCCATGCGAGCGCCGTCTGTGGCTGCAATTCCGTTGGGCCGCGCGTGAGGACTTCTCCGGGCGCATCCTGCGGCTATTCCGGCGCGGCCACAATGAGGAGGCAACGATTGTCTCCGATCTCCGCGCCATCGGCCTAGATCTTCGCCATACTGGCAAGGATCAACGCCGGGTGAACTTCGGCGCGCATGTATCTGGCAGTCTTGACGGCGTGGTCGAGGGTGGCGTTCCCGAGGCTCCCAAGGCGCGGCATATCGCCGAGTTCAAGACGCATTCCAAAAAGTCGTTTGACGATCTAGAGCGGCACGGCGTCGAGAAGTCGAAGCCGCAGCACTATGCGCAGATGCAAGTTTACATGCTCGGCACCGAGATCGCCCGCGCGCTTTACGTTGCCATCTGCAAGGACGATGACCGGATTTACACCGAGCGGGTGAAACTGGATAAGGACGTAGCGCAGCGCCTGGTCGACAAAGGGCGGCGCATTACGCTGTCCGACCGCGCCCCGCCGCCTATCTCGACCGACCCTAGCTGGTTCCAGTGCAAGTTCTGCCCCGCCTACGGTATGTGCCACCAGAAGGAGCCAACGCGCTTCGCCAATTGCCGCACCTGCGTCCATGCGACGGTGCGGGAGGGTGACGTGTTGTGTTCGCTGTGGGGGGACGGCATCCCGACCGACTTCCAGCATCAGGGCTGCGACAGCCACGTGCTGCACCCCGACCTTGTACCGTGGCCTATGGAACCCGGCGAGGATGGCAAGCACGTCACATGGACCATCGGCGACCGGCGTGTCGTCAACGGCCCCGATGGTTACAAGAGCCGGGAGATCGTTGCCAATCCGGGCGCGTGTGGATCCGAGTGGGTGGAGGTGGCGAAGGATGTGTTTCCGGGGGCTGAGGTGATATGCTGAGGCCATACCAGCAACGGACCATTGACCAGCTTTACGAATGGTTTGGCAAGAATGACGCGGGCAATCCCTGCCTGAGCCTGCCGACCGGCGCGGGCAAATCGCACATTGTAGCCGCTCTGTGCAAGGACGCGCTGCAAAGTTGGCCAGAGACGCGCATCCTCATGCTGACCCATGTCAAGGAATTGATCGAACAGAACGCCGAGAAGCTGCGCCAGCATTGGCCCGGTGCGCCGATGGGGATTTATTCGGCCAGCGTCGGGCGCAAGCAACTGGACGAGCCAATTACGTTTGCTGGCATCCAGTCTGTTCGCAACCGCGCCGCGCAGATCGGCCACGTCGATATTGTAATCATCGACGAGTGCCACCTTGTCTCACACAAGGATGAAGGCGGCTATCGGACGCTGTTGAACGCCCTCGCCGCGATTAACCCGGCGCTGCGGATTGTCGGCTTGACCGCCACGCCTTACCGGCTGGGCCACGGGCTGATTACCGACGCCCCGGCGCTCTTTCACGACCTGATAGAGCCGGTGACGATTGAGGAACTGATATACAAGGGACACCTTGCACCGCTGCGGTCGAAGCTGACCAAGACAGTCTTGGATACCAGCCAAGTGCACAAGCGCGGCGGGGAATACATCGAGAGCGAATTGCAAGCCGCCGTTGATACCGACCATAACAACGAGCAGGCGGTGCAGGAGGTGATAAACCTCGCCGGGAACCGCAAGGCGTGGCTGTTCTTTTGCGCTGGCGTTGACCATGCGCAGCATATCGCCGCCGTGTTAACCGCGCATGGCATCCCCGCCGACTGCGTGACCGGGGGGACGAGCAAGAGCGAACGCCAGCGCATCCTAACGGCATTTAAGGCCGGGGAACTTCGCGCGGTGACGAACGCCAACGTGCTGACCACCGGCTTCGATTACCCGGATATTGACCTGATCGCCATGCTCCGGCCCACCATGAGCGCCAGCCTTTACGTGCAAATGGCCGGGCGCGGGATGCGACCAAGCGTGGACAAACAGGATTGCCTCGTTCTCGACTTCGCAGGCGTGGTGCAGCAGCATGGGCCGATCACTGCCGTTCAACCGCCGCGCCGCAAGGGTGAAGGTAACGGCGAAGCGCCAATGAAGGTTTGCGATGCTTGCGACGAACTTTGCCATATCAGCGCCAAGGTTTGCCCCGCCTGCGGTGCGCCGTTTCCAGAGCGCGAGGCCGCGCGGTTCACGTTGCACAATGACGACATTATGGGCCTTGAGAACGACGAGTTGGAGGTCAAGTCGTGGCACTGGCGGGACCATACCAGCCGCAGCAGCGGCAAGGAAATGCTGGCCGTGACCTATTACGGCGATCTATCGGACGCGCCGGTAACGGAGTATCTGACCGTCACGCATTCGGGCTATGCCGGGGAGAATGCAATCAATCTACTGACCACAATGGCGAGGAGCGCGGGCGTCCAGTTGGACCCGGATAGCGACCTCGCCGCCACTGCCCTAGCGTTGAATGAGGGCGCTCCGCCCACGGCATTGGAATACCGCCGCGATGGCAAGTTCCACCGCGTATTGAGAAGGAATTGGGCATGAGGCAACCGGAACCCTCTGCGTTAACCGCGTACAAGGCGTGGATAGCCAAAGGGCCACCGCGCTTTTGCCATAACTGCGATCACTACGGGCTAGAGGGGGAGTGTTTTGCGTTCCACTCGGTCCCGCCGCTTGAATTTACCCAACAGGAGGATTGCCCATCATGGGAACAGGAACTGCCGTTTTGAGGATCAGGACCGAACATGAGGAACAGCGCGATGTCGTTATGTGGTTCCGCCAGACTTACCGGCCATGCCGTATTTTGGCTGTGCCAAACGGCGAGCATCGGGCGAAGTCAACGGGTGCCAGGCTTAAGGCGGAAGGCGTTAGCGCCGGGGTGCCTGATTTATTCATCCCGGCACATTGCATCTGGGTGGAAATGAAGCGCACCGAGGGCGGCACGGTTTCCAGCGTCCAGCACGACTGGCACAATTACCTAAGAGGCATTGGTCAGACCGTGCTGGTTTGTTACGGGGCGGAGGATGCCAAGGCGCAGATTGCCGCAGCGGTGGGCTAAGGCTGCACCACCAGGCGGCCAGCATCCCGCGCGTAAAGCATGATCGGGCGATGCTTATCCCATATCCGGGCCAGCAACGCCTTGCTTGCCAACGCCATCGCCGCGTTATGCGCCGTGGTATTGAATTCCATCGGCTCGTTCCATTGCTTCGACGTGCGCCGGGGGGCGATGCTGACTTCATGCTTGGCGCGCAGGCGTTCCAGTTCGTCCGTCGGGACAACGCGCCCGAAGTCGTTCAGGATCATCGTTTGAATGGTCGAAATGGTATGCGGACGGCGGACAAGAATTTGTGCCATCGCAAAGGGCGTCTCAGGCCGGAAAGCCGCGCTCATGCCGCCACATCCATCGGTGCGAGGGCGGCAGGCAGATCGGCAAGCGTTTTGGCAACCTTTTCAGCGCGCGCCTTGGCCTTTGATGCGGTCGATTTGGCCTGCCCGGCGCGATAACGTTCCGCGCGCGCGTCAAGGACGGCTTTCACGCTGCGCAGTTCAGACTTGGCGATGGCCAGATCAACCTCGAGATTGTCAATCAGGTCGCGCAGGTCGTCGTTGCGTAACTGGACGCCCTTGTTGATGGCCTGCAATAACTCCAATTCGCGGCGCGCTTGACGGCCAAATAGATCAATCATTGGACTTCCCTCCAGATTTACGGGCTGCATAATGGGCGGTGACGAGGCGCTGATTTGCGCGCTCCTTGAGCCGCCATTCGAATTCGCTGACGGGCGGCATGGCCACGTCCGCGCCGAACTCATTGGCCATCGCGGTCTGCATCGCGGACACGTTGCCGAGGTAGACGTAGAACCGGAGCGCGCGCTTCTTATCGGCCATTGTCGCGGCTTTGGTCTTGAGGTGGATTGCGCTCATGCGAAGATGAATCGCGCTAGGCTGGCGATGGCCAGATAATATGTCATGTGGTGCGACCCTGTTTTGCCCCAGGAAATGCTATTCGTAGGTATGGTATGCTATTATTTGCCGCTGCGCTATTGTTTTTGTCGCAGCGGCAAATCGGTTAGGTATTAGGCGGTGAGTGCGAACAGATCGTCCATATCCGGCTTTGCGTTACGGAGATTTTGCGCGCCCTGCTTCCAATAGATCGGGTGCAATTCAGTCCCGATAAACCGCCGACCTTTGCTGATACACGCCACACCTTCGGACCCGATGCCAGCGAACGGGCTTAACACCGTGTCGCCTTCATTGGTCCACAATTCCAGCGCCCGCCGCGTGATATTGAGCGGCATCGGGCAGAGATGCTTTTCCGCATCGGGATCGCGCGCCATCTTGACGTTCAAGACATCGGTTGCAGGCAAGTCATAATCCCCGCGCCCGCTCTGGCCTTCCTGATAGTTCCAGACCGGCGAGGCCAAGTCCTGCCACGGCTGCACCGTTTCAAAGCGGCCCTCTTTCGGATGCTCGACTGCGCGCACAAGCCCCTCCTCGCCCGGCTTTGCCCACTTGCGAAAGACCAAGAGATACTCGGGCATTCCAACCCGGCAAAAGCTGGAATCCTTCTGGAACGTCTTCCACAGCAAGCCGTGGGCATTGGTTTTCGACCGCTCAAGAACCGGATCGCGCCAGATGGTAATCCGGCAATGGAATGTCCAACCCTCTTCGATATGAACTTGGGTGCATTGGTCAGAGAACGGGCGCAATCCCGCATCGCCGTTTTCACTGCTGTTTTGGTAATAGACCAGATCCTTGACGTGGATAGCGGACAACCGGCCAGGCCGCGTTACCCGCAGCTTTTCGCGGACCAGAAACCGATATCGCTCCATGAACTCGGCATCATTGGCAACATTGCCCATGTCGAAGGCGCTTTCGCTGTAGATGTAGAGCGAGGAAAACGGCGGGCTGTAAACCGACAGGTCGATGCAATTGTCAGGCAATCCCGAGATGAAATCGACGCATTCCGCGTTATACAGGTTCCAACCTTCGCCCGATGCTTGATCCATTACATTCGTCATGCTGCACTCTCCATCCATTCCGGTAACACTGCCAGGGTTGTCGGTTGATAATCGTTCTTTGTCGACCTGACTTCTTGCGCCCGCGCCATCGCCGCGCGCATTGCCAGTTTCATCGTATCGTGATCGTCACGCTTGCGGCTGATTGCCTGCCAGATAGCCTCTTCGGTTTCCGCACACGCGACATGCACATCAACGGGCCTAGTCTGGCCATAACGCCAGCAGCGCCGCGTAGCCTGATAAAACGCCTCGTAGGAATAGGACAGCCCGACGAACGCCACCCGCGCGCAGTGCTGCCAATTCAGGCCAAACCCGGCGATACTACCCTTGGTTATCAGGATGCGCGCCCGACCTTCAGAGAAGTCTGCCAACCCCGCCTCTTTTTGCTCCGGCGTCATCCGGCCATGAACTTCGGTCGCCTCTGGTAACAGGGCTTTAACCGCGTCCGCGTCGTAATCGGTATCGACCCAGATAATCCACGCTTCGCCAGGTTCAGACTTGACCAGTTCGACTATCTTGGATGCGCGGTCATTGGCCGTCTTGCGCTTTTCGCGGTGGATCGATGTTGCCGACGCGGACGGGATGCGAAACAACATCGACTGCCCGTCAATATCCACCCCCGCATCGGTGGTTATATCGGTCTTGACGATATGCCGGTGCAGATTGAGCGGTGGCAGATTGTAACCCGTATCGTCACCGCCCAAGTCCGACGGCTTTTCCGCACAGCGCGCCCAGCTCGCGACCCAGTTCCAAAACGAATTGACCGCGTGACGTTTAAGCCGATAGCGGCCCATCTCGGATTGATCGGCGAGAAACCAACGCGAGAGCATTTCGCTGGACGACATGACTCCGAGGAATTGGCAGTGCTGGCCTAGTTCCATATGATCGTTCGGCGCGGGTGTGGCGGTGCAGGCCAGCCGATACGGGACGTGACTGCCGAACTCCATCAACCGCCGCGTCGTCACGCCGGAGAAGTTCTTAATCACGCTGCTTTCGTCCAGAACCAAGCCGCCGAATGCAGTAGGGTCGAACAGGTGCAGTCGTTCGTAATTGCACAAGTTCAACCCCGGCCCAACCTCGTCGCCGCTGCGCACGATCCGCGAGTCGTCAAAGCCGAATTTAGCCGCCTCGACCAGGTGCTGCCCGGTGACGCCGAGCGGTGCCAGCATCAGGACGGGCTTGCCGGTTTCCATCGCCACGTTATCGGCATAGGTGAACGCGCACAGGCTCTTACCAAGGCCGGTATCCAGAAACAGCGCCGCGCTGCCACGCTGAAGTGAGAAATCGACCGCGTTGATTTGATGCGTCCGAATGCGCTCCGGCATATTGCGTAGGTCGGTGCCGTGCGAAACGTGGCGAATTATTGATTTCTCAACAATATCCCTGTAGCCTGTCATGCGATGTGCCCCCTTTGGCATATTGAGGGCGCGGACTTTTGCCCGGTCCGCGCCCGATTTGAATTACCCGCCACACGCGTTAAAAATGTTCCGCAGTTTTGACGCAGCTGGCGAGTAAACTTTATTCGTCATTAAGCGCCATCATCCCGTACATAAACGCGACGAACGCGATATAGGCGGCGAGGTATGCCAGCCAGATCATGCCTTGGTCCTCTGCAATCGCAAATTCTCGCGTTTTTTATTACGCAGACCCGAATACCATTCGGAGGTCCGTCGCGGCCCGCGCCAGTTTATCCAACATTCGGTAGGGACGTGATGCTTGTTGAAGAGGCGGTGACCTAGACCAACGTACTGACGAATAACCGCGCGCTCAATGCGCTTCGCGTCATAAAGACAGTCGCAAGTATCAATCGCAAAACATTCAATGTTTTCTTCATTATCACATAACCATGCCGCTTTCGCGTCAGGCTCCGGCATATTCTTAGCGCCGCTAAAATGACCCATCATTCGGCTCTCAATATCTTGGGATTGGCCAACATAGCGGACCTCGCTATCACCTGCGATACGGATGCCATATATCGTTATGGTCATACAGCCCTCTCCGCGATGTATGCGGCCATGAAGGCGCGCGCCTTGGCTTCCGTTTCGGGCCACACCCTGCGGCCTCGTTCCAGCTTGAGAACGAATGCAGTATCGCGGAAAGCCAATTCCCCAAACCGGGTGACTGGCATATCATTCGCGCTGCAAAAGGCGCGTATATCAGTGAGAAGTGTTTTCATTCGCCAAGCCTAGTTTGCACGTAAGCAATCGTCAAACGGTTTATTTTGCATTCGTGCAAACTTTCCGCTTGCAAGGGTGCAAATTAGGCCTAAGGTGAGTGCAACAGAAGGGAACACGACATGCCCACATTCACCACCTACATCATGCGCAACGAAGGCGAACGGAACGAAACCGAGGTCGAAGTTGCGGTCACATACACCTGCACCCCGTTCATCGCCGCGACCCACGAACAGCCTGCGGAAGGCGGCGAGGTTGAAATCACCAGCGCCATTGAAGCCAGCGACGACCCGCTGACCGAGGATGAACTGGAACGGATTTACGACGATGCTTGCGGGCGCGCTCAAAGCGACATGGCAGAAGAAGATGCTGACCGGCAGGATTACATGGCCGAGCAGGCCCGCGACCGCCGCATGGACGCGGAGATGGGGCTGTGAGCGGCACACGACAAGACGCCCGCCTGCTGGACGCCGCAATGGCCGACCTGCTCCCCGCAGCATACCGCCAGACCGACAAGTGGCAGGACCGGGCGATTGATTTGCAATGCGAACTGTCGGGGGCGATCCACTGGATTGAAACCGCCGCCAAATGCCTTGCGGACGGCGATACGGCAGGGCTGGCGCTGTGCCTGACTGACTATGCCAAGCGCGCCAAGACAGTGCTTGAAGGCGGTGCGGCATGACACAGGCAACGCATACGCCGGGTGATCTGGTGGAACGGCTGCGGGAACGCGCCGAGAAAATACGCGGGCACATCAAGAGCAGCCAACTAATTGTTGACCTCTTGCAGCCTGAAATGGACAAGTTCGAAGCGCGGACGGGTCACGATCTATATACCGTGCGAATGGCTGTTGACCACAAGAGCAGCATCAGGACGCAAGCCAAAGAACTGGCAGACCTTGATGAAACAATAACCCGCATAAAGGCGCAGGACGAACTTATCACGCGAATGCAAGATGTACTAAGCCCGTTCAGCAGAGTTGCCGCGCTGGATATCGGCGAGAGCGAGAGTGACCGCGATGTTTACAGGTCCGCCAGTAAGTACGCGCTCGCGCCGGTTATAACGGTCGGACACCTGCGGGCAGCTCTTGCAGTCCTTACGGTGCAATCATGATGGCGAACCTCAACGCATGGCGCGCACTGGCCCGCGAAGTCTTGGCGACAGAACCCCGCGCGGTGGAACTGGCAGCGGTTGGCATATTCTGGGCTGCGGTGGCGATCATCACAGCGACCATTACTTGCGCGGTGGTGGCATGAACCCGTCGCCCCGCACAACCGAATGGCAACGCCCGCCGATGAGCGAGGCCATGCGCCAACATCACCACGGACGCCTGATCGGCCCGGACTATCCACGGCGATCAATCATGGCGCGTATTTTTGGGAGTAATCGCAATGTCTGAGGTTGACGTTGATCTGATCGTTCACGGCACGTTGCAGGACGCCAAGTTGATTGGCTGCGCATCGACCGAACAGCTTGCCCGCCATTTGGCTTGGCTGGTGGAAATTCAGGATGAAATCGCCCGCGCAATCGAAAAGGCGCGGCCTTGTCAGGAGTTGGCAGCATGACAATCGGAGGGAACAACCCGCCCCCGCTGTTCGCGATGTCGCTGAACATAGAGGAATGGTTCGAACTGGTTTCCGGCACGCTGGCAGGTGGCGCAATCACCACCGAGCAGCAAGCCGCCGATCTGACTGAACTGTTGGAGCAAGGGCGACTGAACCAGAAAGCAGCCGACGCACAGCGGGCGCTTGAAAAGAAGCCGCACCTTGACGCCAGCAAGGCCGTGGATGCTGAATGGAAGCCGCTAATCGAACGCTGCACAATGGGCATTGACGCGTTGAAGGTGCCACTGACAGCGTGGCGCACGGCGATACAGGCAGCAAAGGATAACGCTGCCCGCATAGCCCGCGAGGAAGCCGAGGCCAAGCATCAGGCCGCCCAAGCCGCATTGCGTGCCAGTGACGATCTGGAAGCCCGCTTTGCCGCCGAGGCGCAACTCGAACAGGCCGCGAAACTGACCGCACAGGCGAACAAGATTGATCGCGCTCCCACCGGCATGCGCACAACCTACACCGCCCGCGTGATCGACCTGCGCGAACTGGCGAAGCACGTGATGCACCACGACGCGCCCGCGTTTGAGGCGTTCCTGATCGAATACGCCCGCAAGGCTGTCGTCAGTGGTGTTCGCAGCCTGCCTGGCGTTGATATTTCACCCGAACGGAAAGCAGCATAATGGCCAAGGTTTACGAAAAGATCGCAGCGGTTCAGGCCGACCTAGCCAAGACCGGCATTGCCAAGTCGCGCCGCAATTCAGGGCAAGGCTATGACTTTCGCGGGATTGACGAAGTTTATGCCGCACTCTCGCCATTGCTGGCAGCGCATGGGCTTTGCATCCTACCCCGGATGATTTCACGGGAATGCGTTGAACGCCAAACAGCCAAGGGCGGCGCGCTGTTCAACGTGACGGTGGAAGCTGAGTTTGATTTTGTCGCTGCGGAGGATGGATCAATCCACGTGGTCAAGACCTTTGGCGAGGCAATGGATAGCGCGGACAAGGCCACAAACAAGGCGATGTCAGCCGCCTACAAATATGCCGCGCTCATGGCTTTCGCCATCCCGACCGAAGGCGACAATGACGCCGACGCGGTGACACATGAAGTCGCGCCTGCGCGTGAACCAGCCCCCGCAATCACAGACGCCCAGCTTGGCGAACTGCAACAGCTTTTCGACCACTTGAACGTGCCGGTCGCAGAGTTTCTGGCAGTCGGCAAAATCATTTCGCTCAAGCACCTCGCGGCGGATCGCTTCGACGGCGCGAAAACATGGATCAACACCCGCGCAAACGAACTGCGCAATCAACCGAAGGCAGCATAATGCAAAACATCACCATCGACGGATACTTGTCCAAAGACGCCGAGCAGCGCCAAGCAGGCGGCGGGAATGTCACCACATGGAACGTGCCTGTCCGGCAGGGCTTTGGCGACAAAGAACAGACCAACTGGTTTCGCGTTTCGATCTGGGGCAAGCGCGCCGACTTCGCCAGCAAGGCCGTTAAGGGCGACTTCATTGTTGCCACCGGGGCGCTGACTATCGGCGAATACAACGGCAAGCCACAGTATGAGGTCAACGCGGCGGACTTCACGCTGCGGAGCGCCGCGCCACGCGATGCCAGCGCCCGGACGCCAGACGGTAGCCGAGGCGCGCCGATCCAGTCGCAGGGTTACGTTGACGATTTGGACGACTCGATTCCGTTCATCGCGGTTGGCACTTGGTAACAGTTCCACAGGAGGCCGGGTGGCGACCGCAAGGACAGCCACCCGGTTATTACATGACACTACCCCCACGCATTGCAAAGCAGGCCAAACGCGCAAGCCGCTGGCGTTCACAGGCGCATTGCTCATTCATCCGCCAGCATCATTGCAGCATCGCCGGGTGCATGGAGTTGCCCATAGAGGTTGCGCACGTTCGCATGGGATCAGGTGCAGGCATCGGACAGAAGCCGGATGACTTTCGCACCGTGCCATTGTGCCGCGATCATCACGCCCGCCAGCATGAAGTTGGGGAGCGGACGTTTTGGGCCGGGGTCGATCTGGACGGGCTTTTGCGCGCGTTCCAGCAAGGAAGCCCCAAGGCCGGGGAAATCAGGCGCATCATGCAGGAGCGGGCAATTGGCTGATACAGCACCCCTATATTTCGAGTCCCGCCTTGGGATGCTCAAGCCCGCCAATGCGCGCGCCGAAAACGCCATGCAGGAGATCAAGGGGCGCGTTCGCGTCGAGATCAAGGGCGGTATTGCCAACCAGCGCCGCCGTGGCCTGTACTGGCTTGTAGCGGCCATTGTCGCGCCATTGCTGAACGAACAGCACGGCATGACGATAGACGATCAGGACTTGCACGACATCACCCGGACGAAGCTGCGGCTTTGCGATGAAATCACCCTGCCAAGCGGGGAGGTCCACCGCAAGTTGAAGTCCACCAGCAACCGCCAAATGAACGAAGCCGACCGCGCCGATTACACCACGAAGGCGCTGGCCTTGTGGAGCGCGTGGTGCGGGATCGACGTAACCACACTGAAACAGGAGGCCGAGAGGTTCGCAGCATGACCACCACCACCAGAATAGCCGCCATCATAACCGACGAAACCGGCCAGAGCGTGACGGAACATACTCCGGGCTACCGTGTCACCGATGATGGGAAAGTCTATTCATGCGACCATAATTGGCGCGGTTATGGAGAGAGAGAATTATCCCAATTACCTCATAAGGATGGGTATCTCTCTGTCAGGTTAACGATTGGCGGCAGGCGCAAACGCTTTGCGGTGCATCGTCTGGTTGCGTCCGGATTTCTACCAGAGCGGCCTTCGCAAGTTCATGAGGTGCGACATCTAGATGGTGACAAACTGAACAACGCTGCCCGCAACCTTGCGTGGGGAACTCCTAAAGAAAATGCAGATGATCGTGAACGTCACGGAAAGACATCGCGCGGTGCAAGCCACTCTCTAGCAATCAAAAATGGATTGGAGCGTCGTCATGACTAAACCGACACCGGGGCCTTGGCACTACCGGCCAGACGGATACGATGACTGGGGAATTGTCCGGGCGTCAAACGAAGTCGGCAGGTTGATAGGTCCGATTATTTGCCAAGCGCGCGACCCTGAGGCGACGGACGAATGCACCCTTGCCAAGCATAGGGCCGCAAAGACCGATCCTTGGGAAGCAAATGCCCGCCTGATCGCCGCCGCGCCTGATGGCCTCGCATTGGCAGAAGCCTTTGACGCCTTCGCCAAGTCAGGCGTTTCATTCGTTTACCCGCCCGGATCGTTGCAGATGATCGCGGAATATCTAGCCAAAGCAAGGGGTCCACAATGACCGAACGTAACGAGATGCCGACGCCGGTTCCGATGTGGTTGCGGGAGGCTGTATGCGCCGAACTTCGGAAAGATGGCGGCGTATGGCCAGTCAATGAATTTCACCGCATACCGGGATGCAGAACACTTGCCCGCCTCCTTTGGGGACGCGGCGAACGTGAGCCGGTCGATCCTGATTTGATCGAGGCGCGGGCAATCGAAACCAAGTATTGCGAGACCGGGCCGATGACGCGCGTCGAGATGGTCCTGATCGCCATCAAACGTGGCCGCGAACTAGCCGAGGCCAAGCCATGACGGCGAAACTTCGCGTTCTCGATCTTTTTTCCGGCATTGGGGGGTTTAGCCTTGGCCTTGAACGAACAGGCGGATTCGAAACCGTCGCCTTCTGCGAAATCGAAGCGTTCCCGCGCAAAGTCCTCGCCAAGCACTGGCCCGATGTCCCCTGCTATGACGACGTGCGCACCCTTACCGGCGCAAGGCTTGCTGCCGATGGAATTGGCGTCGATGTCATTTGCGGGGGCTTCCCGTGCCAAGACATCAGCTTTGCAGGACTTGGCGCGGGACTTGATGGGGAGCGCAGCGGCTTGTTCTGCCAGATCGCCCGCCTTATTGGCGAATTGGGACCGCAATACGTCATCCTGGAGAACGTCGGCGCGCTGCTTTCTAGAGGGCTGGATGCCGTTCTCGGAACCTTGGCCGCGATCGGGTATGATGCGGAATGGCACTGCATACCAGCTTCCGCCATTGGCGCTCCACACAGACGCGATAGGGTATGGATCATGGCCTACCCCGCGATCATGCAGCGCAATGGCCGCAACGATAACGCCAAAGTCAGCATGGGGGGCAAAGTTTCCGAACTTGGAAACAATGGTGGGCCGATCTTTGTGGCCGACTCCATGCTCGTCAATGAGCAAGGGATCGTCGCCAGCTTCGCTAACCCGCAAGAATGGGCGCGACAGGTCGAACGATCGGCTAGACCATGCGATAATGGCTTCGCAGGGTGGGCAGTTGAACCCGACGTGGGTCGAGTGGCTAATGGGGTTCCCGACCGGGCACACCGACTTAAAGCCCTCGGAAATGCCGTAGTGCCGCAAATCCCGGAACTGATCGGGCGCGCAATCCTGACCGAAAGGCTCGCAGCATGACCCTAAACCACGAACAAGCCGAAGCCGCTGGCGTGATATTGACCGGCAAATGGGCTGGGCTAACCGGGCATGACGCGCCGGAATATTGCGAACTGAAATGGGCGGATATTGTGCAGTCCGTTTTGCACATAGCGCGCGAAATGGTGGCGGAGATGGAAAGGGCGGGGGGATGACGGCGCGTTGGCCAAGTATGATGAAGCGCGCCACAGCCGCCGAATATTGCGACATGAGCGAGGCGGCATTTGAACGCGAGATTGCAGCGGGGCGGATACCAACCGGCGTATCGTTCGGCGGGCGCATCCACTGGCGCAAGGAAGCGATCGACAAGGCGCTTGACCGCGTATCGGGCGAGGTGGTTGATGACGCCGAAGCCAAGTTCTGGGAGCGCCGCCGTGGCAAAGCTGCCTAAGGTCCGTTACACCAAGTTCACCCGCGTGAATGGCAAGATTTACGCCTATTTCAACACCGGGCGCAAGGTGGCGGGCAAGGTGGTATTCATCCCCCTGCCACCCTATTCCAGCGTCGGATTCTGGGACAGCCATTCCGCCGCGATGGGCGCGCGGACAAAGCGGGCGCAAGTGATTTACACGGTTGCCAGTCTGGCCGACGCCTACCAGCGCAGCACCGAATTTGACAAACTGTCCGCAGGAACGCGCGCGGCCTATGCCAGCACGATCCGCAAGGTTGTCGTAGAAGTTGGTGACTTCCGCGTCGAGCAGCTTGACCGCAAGCATGTCCGCGCGGTGCTGGATGGCATTCCCGGCGCTGCATCGCGCAACCTCTTTGTGGCTGTGGTGGGCGTCCTGTACAACTGGGCGAGGGGGCGCGACTTGACCGACCGCAAACCGACCGATGGCATAGCCAAGGAAAAGACCGGCGAACATGAACCGTGGCCAATTGAACTGCTAACCGCCGCGCTATCGGCGGAACATGATCTAACACGCCTTGCCGTCTGCCTGCTTTACTACAGCGGGCAGCGGATTGGCGATGCGGTAAAAATGCGCTGGTCAGACGTGCGCAACGGCAAGCTGGCGCTGATCCAGCAAAAGACCGGCAAGCCCATGCTGGTGCCGATCCACAGCGCGCTTGAAGCCGAACTGGCGCGCGTTGACAAGCGCGGGCTGACGATCCTAGCCGATGAACATGGCAGGCCGGTTAGCGCCGGGACTGTCCGCAAGGTGCTGAAAGCCTTCGCCGCTGAGATTGGATTCGCCGCCGTCCCGCATGGCCTGCGCAAGAACGCGGTCAACTCCATGCTTGAGGCGGGATGCACGACCGAGGAAGTACAGGCGATCACCGGGCAGAGCGCGGGCATGGTGGCGCATTATGCCAAGGGTGTTGATCAGCATCGGTTGGGTGAGGCGGCGATAATTAAGTTAGAAAAACGTGCTAAAACTGTTTGACACTATCGGGATTGCCCTATAGAAGTTGGTGCAGGGGATGACCCCGCCGACAGGAGAATGTAAGATGACCAACCAGCCCAAACTTTCAGCCCGCGCTCAGAAGGCCCTCGACGTTCTCGCTAATGGTGGCGAATTGGTCCACCGCTTGGAGCGCAATAGCTATACTGGCCGCGAACAGTTTCAGACCCGGTTCTGTGTCAGCGCGGCGTGGTCGAGCGTGGTTAAGGGCCTTGGGCTTGCTACGCGCACTGAATTGGAATCTGCAGGGTTCCGCTTTCGGAGGATCCACTCCTCGTCGGTCGCTACTCATTATGCACTGGATCATCGGGGGTGAAAGACCGGGGCAGTGTGCTTCAGTGAGAGGCCGCCCCGGTGCAATCCCGTTTTTATACCGACAACAGAAGGTTTTTGCAAATGCCCGAACACTGGACGGATCGAAAGCCAACCGAGAATCTCATGGATTATATGAACCGGCTTTATGACAACTGCGATTGGCCAGCCTTTGATTTAAAGGTGCAAGAATGCATTGACGCCAATTTGCCGCTACCTGGCCCGACAGTCGAAGCTTTGTATTTTTTGCGTCAAATGGAATTAGCTGAACATGACCCCCGCTGACTTCACCGCGCTGCGCAAATTAATGGGCCACACACAGCACTCGTTGGCCGAGGCGCTGTTGATGGGCAAGCATGGCTGGCAGACGATCAGCAGTTGGGAAACAGGCCGAACACCAATCCCCGGCCCGGTCCAGATTGCGATGGACCACCTCGCAAATTGCAGGGCGAACAAATGACGAAAGTTCAAACCCATTTCCAAAACCCGTCAAAAACGGCGGAAAACCGGACTTGTGATTTAATCGCAGGTTTACTTGCCCAGCCTGATATTTTTGCATTTTCCGCCGTTCAAATGTTCAAAACACCATGAAACAGATCAATGACATAGCGAAGGGGTTTCAAATGGAAAACACCGGCAAACACCACCCCGACTGCGGCCTGCTGTACGATGACGGCCCGGACGAATGCACGTGCGCCGTCTTGTGCGGCGTTGCGCACCCCCTAGCCCAAATGCTCGCCACCGCCCAACTGATGGCGATTTGCGCGGCGATGGGGATGCCGTTCGTTCAGGAGGAATTGTGATGGCGATGAACAAGGCCGAAAAGGCGCGCGTCGAAGCACTCGAAACCGAGTTGGCTTTCCGTTGGCCGCAAGAGGCTGAACCGCTGCCAATGACCAGGGCTGAAATTCAGGCCAATACGGTCGAAGTGACGCGTAAGGATCAATCGGTAATGCGTACCCGGAAGGTTGCGTTGGGCTGGGTGCATAATGCCTATTCGCAACGGGTGGAACCCGCTTGGAGCGATGGGAATATCCACGGCTTGGGCCATACAGGCTGCTACGGCAGCCAGACGATGGGGCGCATTTACCGGACGCGCCGGGATGCTACGCTGGCGATGCGATGGGAGATGTGCCGCGACTTTGCCAAGAAGTTGCATCAGGTCGATCTAGCCCTTGGAATGCCTGGGGGTGGGAAGTGAGCGCGGGGAGAGACGGGCCGCGCGAATACGTCCATGTTCTCGGGCAGTTTAATAGGATGGCGGTTTGCAGCACGTGCCGCCGCAATGCACTCGAAATGCGCATGACGCATTGCTGCGAGGATAGGCTGAACGACGTGGCTTTTACCTGTGACGATTGCCGCAGCGCAGTTGTTGCGCATAGGCATTTGGAGTGTGAGTGATGCGAGAAGTATGGAAAGACGCGCCCGGTGTGCGTGAATTTGTCGGCGGCTGCTATCTGATTGATGAAACGCTCGGCAATACCGTGGTCGCTGCATTGCGCGCTGGCTACACGCTGGATCAGGTGCAGAGCCTGTGCAAGACCGGACTGACGCCAACGGAAACCGCGTCGTGATCCCCGAAGGCTGGACCGCGCACGACGGCGGGAAGATGCCGGTTGATGGCGATACACTGGTCCGCGTCAAGAAGGCGATAGGGTGGGAGTACCACAGGTTCCCAGCCCGCGCTTTTATATGGGAACACAGCGGTAAGTCTATGTCCGACATCATCGCCTATCAGGAGGTAAAATGACCGAGGCAGAGACGACGGCGGGGCGAAGGCCGAGGGAACTGTTTGAAGCCATTGGCGAACTAGCGATGGCTATTGCGCCGCACAATATGGATCGACGCCAGCGCGCACGAATATCCGAAGCGATAGGCGTTCTAGTCGATCATGTCCTAGCCCATGCACATAAGGATTTGAACGATGGAAAAGATTGAGCCGAGACAGTGCCCGGACTGCATGGGCGCGGGCGATGATGGGCACGGCAACGGCTGCTATCACTGTGACAGCCAAGGCGCTGTAGTTCCATTCTACGCCCATCCAGCCCAGC